GCCCCTTGCTTTGAAACCGCCGGGGAGATTTGCATACTGTCCCGCGTCAACAAGAGCACGAAGTATCGCCGTTGCAGTTTTCTGCAAGTTGCCCAGCACATGAATAAAACCCAAACCGTAAAAGCCAAGTCCAGGCAGAAACTTGTAAGTGGTAAACCAGGACAGCTTACGATACAGCGTATCGCCTTCGGCGTAGTTTCGACGGATTGACAGTATCTGATTGCTGTCTTCGTGAATGGTTACAATGTAGGGAAGGGCGATACCTGTCGGTTCGCCGCTTTCCATATCCAGATGTTCGAAGCCCGGAATGTTGAGATCAACGTGCATTTCCAAAACACGATGCCGGTCATTGTCAGCGGTGTAATATGATATGCCGGTTATTTCATTTTCTTTTTCCGTGAGAACACCTCTGTCCAGCCTCGACGGCCTGCCCAGTTCAATGTCGCGGTATACGTCTGCATAGATATTTTTACGAATATCGTTTTCAGCCATATGCAGAACATGTGTATAGCGAGGACTGGTAAGAAGATCAGTCGCTTCGTTATCAACCACAAAGTCCTGCGCCTTGACGTAGCGGGAGGTGACGCGGCCCATGCCTGGGTCGTAGTAGGTCTTTTTGAATCCGATACCATTGAGCGGTAAAGCGAATAATAAACGATCCATGTCGTCAAAGTATTCCTCGCATTCCTCGGTAAGCTGATAGTTCATGTGACGCTGCACACGCTGCGCTTGCCGTAAAAGTTCTTCGGTTTGTTCGCCAATAATTTTTGTCTTAACCGGCCCATCCGGCGGACAAAGTTCACCGATAGTTCGCGCTTGAAACTGCAGACATGCTTCAAGCAGCAGAGGATGCGATGCACCGCATGCACCTTCAAACGGTTCAGTAACTTCTTCAAGTTTAATACCAAGAAGATCCATGCCTTCGACAAGGGTTTCTTCCCACTCGCTGCGCGACTGCCTGTCCTGCTGGTAGGTATCGACAAGCGCCATTGCCATCTCAACGAGATCCTGCTCATCCAGTATTTCTGCAATGTTTGCATCATGCGGAACCAGCGCTTCAGACTCAGGCATTTCTCCTATGCCGATTGTTGTCTCGCCGGTATCACTATCTGTTTCAACAACGATTTCAGTAACAATATCGTCTGTATATTCCACATCGCCAGACGGCATGGGATTGAGTGCTTTTTCAACAGCCATGAATTACTCCGAAGTATTTCAGGAGATTAGCACAAAGTATCAAAAAATGATACATCTATACTGAAATGTCCCCAACAATAACATCGTTATCTGTTTCTATCCAAACCCTCGCACCGCAAGGAAGCGGATTGTCAGGATGGTAAACAATGGATGCCAGCACCTCACCAGTGTCTGGACTGACAATGACAACATGGTCGCCATACATCGTTTCAAAATCACCTTGTGCGCGGAGCACCGGTAAACGCTCATCAGCATTAAGTCTAATATTCTGTCTGATGTTGCCTTGATTCACATGAACAATTGTCGTCATTTACTTTACCAGTAGTATCTTTTCTTTTTCGTGAATTCTGCTTCTTCTTCAACTTCTTCTAAATAGTGAAGAAAGTACCCTGTCTTTAAGCGGATGATCGCCTGAGTGAAAGCGTCTACCATGTCCTTGCGGCGGCCATTGGGAAAACTGCTGCACTGATTTAAAAAATCATCGGCCCAGAATTTTCCCTTTGGCAGAAAGATCTGCCCGGACTCAACCATAGGAGCAATACTGTGTGCTCTTGCAATCTTATCCCGGTCAGGAGTGTAGTCGGTAACAGGTATTCCGCTGCGCCGAAGATCCTGCAGCAGCGACTGACCGCTTGCTTTCTTTTCTATGAGCACAGTATCCGGCTGCCACTTCTTGTAAAGTTCGACAGCCCTCTCGCGGAGCTGCGGATATTCCAATCGTTCATTGAGACAGGACAGCAGTATGGCACAAGGCTTGCTTTCCTTCTCAAACACACCCCAGGTCTGCACCGCCGTATAGTCTGCGTCACGGCTGCTGCTGAAAGCGGTATCGTAGCTCTGCAGTATGAAGTCGCAGTCAGGCGGTTCATTGTCTTCCCACCACTGCCACCAGAAACGCTTGAAGATATTGCCGTCTTCTGCACTCGGAGACTGCTGAAACAGCGCTGCCCATTCGCGGGAGCCGACTGTCTTTTTTATTTCTATAAGTCTCTCAAGCGGAAACTGTTCCGGCCATAGGGCTTCTCCTTCTTCTCTGCCAAGCTGATCATCCTCGTCGGCAACGGCTGGTAAATTGATAACTTCCCAAGGCTCATGCGTAGCTTCTTCCAAGACAAAACCCAAGAGATCAGCCTCATGCCAGCGTGTGCCAACAATAACAATGCGCCCACCAGGCATAAGGCGGGTATAAGCGACAGATTTATACCAATCCGTAACGCTCCGACGAATAGCCGTACTATCTGCATCTTCTCTTCCTTTTATAATGTCATCGACAATTAGGAGGTGCGCACCTCGACCTGTGATTGCGCCGCCAGCTCCCACTGCGAAATATGTTCCAAGTTTATTTGTTCCAAAACGTCTGGCTGACTGACTGGTATCGTCTAGCTGAACTTCAGGAAACACCTGAGAAAAACGTTCATCGCGCATGGTATTGCGAACCTTGCGTCCAAAGTCATCGGCCAGTTCCTGTGCGTATGTTGAAAATATAACGTATTTATCCGGGTTGCGTCCCAGAAACCATGAAGGGAAAAAATTACTTGCAAGTTCAGACTTGCCGTGCCGGGGAGGCATGCTGATCGCCAGCCGCGTAATATCGCCGCGCTCCACCGCTTCAAGTTTATCTGCTAAAAATTCAATGTGCGGCGGCTTTAAATAAGAAGTCTGCAAATGCTGCGCATAATCCAGCAGTGTATGCTGTGCCTGTTCAGCCGACAGCTTGTCGTCAAGCACCTGCATTGCGATTTTAATATCGTCAAGACTCTGCAGCTGTAAAGCGGTCAATATCTATTAAGCCGTTTTTTCCGCAAATTTTCCTGCCTGCGGTCTTCCCTGCGCTGAACAAGATAAGACGTGTCAGTATTCCGGGTAAATCGCTTGGGGTGAAAGTTAGCGCTGTTTGTCGCGTCTATGGCTGCAGCATACTGTCTGCGCACTGCAGCCGCTTCATCACTGATGTTCATTGTCCAACCTCTCTGTTAAAGGTTCGCTTATTCGAAATCCTGCTGCGTCTTAAAGACTTCATTTGGATCAGCTTTCGGCTGATGGCAGTCGCAGCGGCACACTTCGGGATCGCAGCTGCATTCTTCGCAGCTGTCGCATTTACATTCCTGGTTCATAATCTTTCCCCTTCTCTGATAGTAATAACGGTGGTAGTTCACTTTTTAACGGCGGTGACATTCACAGCATTTTCAAGATGCTCCAGACGATCAATTTCCCGTGAGAGAAACTGACGGCATTTTTTTAAATCCTGCAGATCATTGTCTTTGCCGCCGCTGCCGACACGAAAGAGGTATTTTGCTGCGTTCCAGAGGGTAGGGTTTCTGCCAAAGAGCGAATCGAGTAAATCCCAGGCTTCAATAGGCTGTCCATTAACCCGAAGTTTGTAGTGTTTCGGATGCTGAACAGGGTCAAAAGACAACGGTGTGTTTGTCACTTCAAATCCCCTTTCGACATTTCAAGAAGGCTTCTTGTTTCTGCAAAAGCACCCATGTCAACAACGCAGAGTTTCTTGTTAGGATACACAACGAAAGCTACAAATTCGTCGGTTTTAGCATTCACCCAGACTTCAACCATATGGCCTCTGACGGACAGCCCCCTGAACCAAGCCTTGTTTCCCTGCAGGGCCATGTTTATTTTTACCTTGTCGGCCTGACCGCAGGTGGGTGTGCTAAAGGCCAGCGTCGGATAAAAAAGATATAAAAAAGCCGCAAGCCATACCCAGCGCATACTGCCTCGCAAAAAGTGCTGCCGGAAGCTGGAAGGAACGTTTTAAAAAAACAACTCCCGGCAGCTGGAGTGGTGACTGATGAAAAAAGGGGGTTTAAACATCAGTCTTGTGGTGTAACATAAAGTAATACAAAATAGAAAAAATTGCAAAGAATAATGGCAAAAATAAAAAAAGAATTTGACCTAATCTCCCAGAAACTGGCGTCGTTCATCGACAACAGGGAAGACATATTAAGCCGCAGTCAATTTGTGAAACTGCATGA